ACAAGATGAAAATCCCACAAGAATTGACCGAAAGCGACACTACGGATGGGTTCATTGTCGTGTATTTGGGTGACATCTACGATGATAGTGAATTTCTAAAGGAAGCTTATGGTGATGTAAGAGTTGTGGTCAGTGCCTATATACCTTTGAAAAGTCGTGGCAGGTTAAACAAAGAACTATACAAGGCATTTGAAAGCGGAATCAATGAAGCCCTTGACAATGAAATCTCAAATGGCAATTCCGAACACTATACTATACAAGATGATGGTATATTGTCAATGGATGATATTGAGGACAACAATGCCAACAATAGTTACAGCGTTTACACAAAGACTTTTATCGTTACCGTTCATTAAAAAAGATAAACAAAAGAAAAGAATTAACATTTTTAATACATTTTTAGACTATGGCAAAAAGAACTACATTAAAACCTATTGGTTTGGGTTATCGTGCAGTAGGTTCAGCAGATAGCGTTGCATATACTAAGTTAATGGGTGTATTGAAAGGTTTGACTATTGGTCAGGACGAGCCAGATTCAACCGAGATTGAGGCTGAGTTCTATGATTCACCTTTCGACATCGTGTATAATGGTCAGCCTGTAACATTCACCTTTGAATTGGCTAACTATGAACTTTCTGAACTTACACCTTTGTTTGGTGGCACAGTTTCAACAAGTTCAACTACTGGCGAACCAGAAGCTATTTATGAGGCAGCTACAACAGCTACCACCAACGAGTTTGAGTGGAAGCTTGACTTTGGTCGTGGCAATGCATCATTGGTTATTTACAAGGGCTTGACAGTTGGTACAATCAAGAAAGATGAGGATGGTGCTTTGAACTACTCAGTAACCATTTCTTCTTTGGTTTACACCGATGCAAGCAATGTTGACCATCTCTACAAGATTATTGGCAAGGCAAATGCCTAATCGTCAATAATGATGCAATGGAGGCAGTTCCGTAAACTATATATTATTATTGTTTGATGAGGGGTGAGTGGTGGGAATAACACATCAGTCGCCCCTTTTAACTAACAATCAATGGAATATAGGCAACGGAATTAATTTAGAATCAATACAAAATAATAGTAATATAGTGGTTTTTATGGGAAGAAAGAAAAAGAATGATGTAGTGGCTAATGATGATGTGAACAAGCAGGAACTTGAAGATTTCCCTATTAACATTAAAAGGGATATTGTTGACATCATCAATGACACACCATCACTTGTTAAGCTTGGAGATAATGAATACACGATAAAGGATATGCGTTATTATTCGGTGTTCAGAATTTGCAGGCTTACTTTGGCTATGCGTGATGCTGACAAGGATATTGATACCGACAACAAGGTTTTAATGGCTTTGTGCACTGATTTCGATGCCATGTGTGAAATAATGGCAATAGTATTGTGTAATCACTTGTTTACACCAGATGGTGACAATCCAACTTGGGATGATGCAAGAACAAAGAATGATTACTATATAAGCGTGATGAAAGCAAAGGTAATGAATAGCACATTTGAAATCAACCAATGGGCTGCAATTGTGCTTGGAGCAATCAAATCCATAGACTTGAGTGCTTTTTTTTTACTCAAAAAATCGGTGAGTACGCTTTCCGATTCGCTTCTGATGCGGAAGAAGAAATCAGTGGAGACAGCATCACAATTTATGGAAGCACAATCGTTGCGGATGCAGCAGACTTCATAAAGGTGTTCCAGCAATATACATTGAATGATTACCTTTATAATCTTTCGATAGCAAGGATAAATTTCATGTCTATTGATAACACCCACACAAAGTATCTGCATGGTGCTGACAAGAAAGTTTGGAACAATTACAAGGAGGCAATGGAGGCACAACAGAAACTTAATGGTTTTATGTCTGGTTTCAATGCCAAGAACTTGAAAGATGGCGAGGAATATGATGTTCCCATTCACCAGCCAAACAATAAAAAGAAATAACATATAATTATCATTACATATATGGCAAATCCTAATCCTACTATTGTAGTTGCTTCTTTGGATGATTCATTAATAAAGAAATCCATCAATGAGCTTGTGCAACATGTCAATGATGGAGCAATTCAAATGGCAAAAAGCATGGATGATTCAGTTCAATCCATAATGAAATCAATCCAAAAATTAGGCAGTGCTAAAGTTGGTGGAACTTCTGGCTCTGGCGGTAATGGTGCTGCATCTGGCGCATCTTATGATAATTCCGTTAAGGCTTTGCGTGAACAAATATCTTTGGAAAAAGAAAGGCGTGAGGCGATGGCACAAGGTAGTCAAGAATTGTTAGCACAAAATGGTTTAATTCAAAACATGGAACAAAACTTGAAGAAAAACCTAAAAACGCAAACTGATTTAAATGCCGAATATCGCAAAGATTGGCAAGCAAGGGAAAAAGCCAATATGCGAAGTGCCATGTCTATGTCAGAAGCTGATGTTTCCAAGATGCAAACAAAGTTACATGCAATCGAAGATATTATTATGCGATTGCGTGGCAAGGGAATATTGTCGGAAGCAAACATAAATAGAATGACTACAAAAGTAGAAAAGTTGCGTGACAATATAGACAAAATACAAAAACAAGGGGCTTATGCACCTAAAAATGCAGCATCGGTACTTGGTATGCCAGAAAGTACCCTTGATGAAATCAACAAGAAATTGCAAGCAATAAAGCAAACAAAATCGCAACTAAACATAAACACGCAAAAGAATGAAATTAATAGCTTAAACAACGAGGCGCAAAGGCTTACAACCCTACAAAATGAAATACTTGGCAAAAATGCCAAACTTACGGCTTCTAATACTGCATTGGGAAATGCTTTTGGATATATTCGTAACCGTATTATTTATGCCCTTACACTCGGTGCTACTACCAATTTTGTAAAACAAGTTTATGAAATTCGTGGTCAATACGAATTACTTGAAAGGTCTTTGGGTGTATTGTTGAATAGCTTTGAGAATGGTAGCCGTATATTCCAAGAGTTGAATAACATGGCTATCAAGTCACCTTTTACATTGATAGAACTTGCTGGTGCTGCTAAACAATTAACAGCATATAATTTTGAAGCAAAAGAAGTTGTTGATACCACAAGACGATTGGCTGACATCAGTGCAGCATTGGGTGTGCCAATGGAACGATTGACATACAACTTGGGTCAGATTCGTGCGCAAACAGTTTTGACTGCACGTGATGCCCGTGACTTTGCCAATGCAGGTTTGCCTATTGTCAAGTCGCTTGCTGATTATTTTACCGAATTAGAAGGCAAGGTTGTAACTACTGGTGATGTTTATGATAGGATGTCAAAGAAAATGGTGTCTTATACGGATGTGATGGCTGTACTAAACAAAATGACAGACGAGGGAGGCAAGTTCTTTGATTTTCAAGCCAAGCAAGCACAAACTTTGCGTGTTCAAATGGCTAACCTTTCTTTGGCTTTCAATAATATGCTTAATGATATAGGCAAAGAACACCAAAGCTTATTGTCAAAGCCATTACAAATATTGAAATCATTGCTTGAAAATTGGCGTACCATAGAACGTGCCATTTGGGATGTGGTATATGCTATTTCGGCATACAAAGCAGCATCTATTCTTATGGCTCTTACAACACCAGTTGCACAAATGAGTAGCCTTTCTGCTGCAACTGCAAGCATGGTTGCTGGTGGCAATAAATTAATAGGCGTTTTTAGAAGTTTGGGCGTTGTAATGAAAAACGCTTTATTAAACCCTGTTACATGGATTCTCGGCATAGGAATGGCTATTAATGATGTTTTTCAGCAACTTTTAGAGGTAGATAGACAAACAAAGGAATTAAACAATGAAATTAAGAAAGGCGCACAAGAAGCATCTACAAGCATAGGCAAGTTCTTAAAGGCGAATAGTGCTATTCGTGAAAGCCTTTCTAATGGAAAGCTAACAAGTGAACAAGCAACTAAAGCATGGGATTCGATGAGTGATGAAATAGAAACATCTGCTGCATCATCTAATAGTTTGCTTGCTGAATTGATGCGAATTGATGATGTGACAGAGCGTGTGCGCCGTGGATTCCGTTTCCTTGAAGTAATACAAGAATCCCAAGAGGCTTTGGAAAAATTGAAAGACACCACGATTTCTGTTTCACAAACAG